CGATTAGATACTGCTTCAAAAGCAGGTAAGGCAAGTGCTGAAAAACGAGCGCAAGCCAACGAGCGTTCAACGAGCGTTCAACGAGCGTTCAACCAACCAATAACCAATAACTTAATAACCAATAACTTAATAACTCATATTAGTGATATAGATCATTTTGAAGAGTTTTGGAAAGCATACCCAAAAAAAGTCGGTAAAGAAGCCGCACGAAAATCTTGGAATAAGATAAGACCGAATTTACAAGATGTTCTTAAAACTTTAGCTTGGCAAAAAGAAAGCAAGCAATGGTTTGAGAAGGGTGGACAGTTTATCCCTAATGCTAGCACTTATTTAAATCAGCATAGGTTTTTGGATGAACAGTCTATATCAGCAACATTCTAGGAAAGAAAATGATCAATGAAATCTTATGTTTATCGGCAATTATGTTTGGTGAAGCTCGCGGTGAAAGCGATATGGGTAAAGTGGCAGTCGCTTTTACGGCAATCAATAGGAAAGCTGATCCTAGCTATCCGAAAGATATTTGCCAAGTAATGAATCAACCTTATCAATATGAGTTTTTGTCTAAATATGGTATGCCTAGTAAGCAACAAATCGCTTATTTAATGCCTTTAGCTGAAGCTATATTGAAAGGGAAGATTGATGATCCAACTCGTGGTGCTAAATTCTTTCATACAAAGCAAATAGCAAAACCGATTTGGGCAAAACAAAAAGAGATTAAGGTTGCCCTAGGTAATCACATTTTTTACTAACAAGAGGAACAAGATATGACAATGGGAAATTTAGAAAATTGGGTTCGTCAGTTAAATGGCGAACTCAATGTTTCAGCAATAGCTAAAACAAGAACAAACAGAAAGCCAGAAGCTTATGTAAAAGAATATAGAGTTTATTTAACCGATGAAAATAAATGCTCTTTAACTTTAACAAATGGCACTCATTCACCTAAACGACAAATACCTAATTTGCGATTAACATTTAATCCTATTACTAATCGTTTATTGACTGCACAAATATTAAGCGGGGGTTAATATGGAAACTAAAGCGTGGTTAATTGAAGAATTTGATCATAATGGTCAACTTGTATGGAAAATGATTTCATTTTTTGAACCTGATAGCCTTGCATGGTTAAAAGACTTGAAAGGCAAAAAACATAATTTAACCATTTCGGAACTAGGCATTATTAAAACTAAAACAATTACAGGGATTGAGAAAAAATATGATTCTAGCAAATTTGTGGTTGGTCTTTAAAATTGTTGGTTTTGTTTTGTGGGTGGTTATATTCTTGATTCTTTCACTCGTCTTATTTTATATATGGGAATGGTTTAATGAGTAATATTTTAAATTTTGCAATAAGAATATTAATTGTAAGTGGATTTTTAGGAATACTCATCGGACTGTCTTTAGTGTTAGAATTGGTATTTATACGATGAGAAACATTATGGAAGTTTTATTTAGATATTTAGTATTTGATGATTGCGGTGAGCCTATTCGCAGATTTAGAACAAAGCATGAAGCTGAATGCTATATTTTGCATCGACCTAAACATCGCATTGAAAGATTACCACCTACACCACGCGAAAATGTATTTGGTTTAATTACAGACGAACCCTTATTTTAAATAAAAGGAAAAGATATGACAAAGACAAAACTGAAAGAAGCAATTTTAACTCTTCAAACTCAAGCTAAAGAATTAGGCGAAATCTATTATAGTGTAGATAAAGATGATATTTATATTACATACAATGACCACTCTGCTTATAAATGTAAATTACAAGATATTGATAATCTTCTCGATTCTCTTAAATTTTTAAAGCAGTTTGAATATGATTGAACAAGATAAGGTTAATTTTAAAGATATGATGAATAGCGTTTGCACAATCTATAGCAAATCAGCTCTTGATAAAGACACTCTACGCATTTGGTATTATAAGCTTGAGAAGTTTGAGTTTAATGTAATTACTCATTCTTTTGATAAGTGGGTGGATACTTCAAGATTTATGCCTACACCTTCAGATATTTTAACGATATGTAAAGAAAAGCCTGTTCAATATACCCAGCTTTCAGCACCTAAATTATCGCCAGCAGAAAACAAAGCTCAAGCTGATAAGTTATTAATTGTTATTAATGAGCGTATGCCTGTTAAAGAAAAAGAACTAAAAGATTACAGAGCATGGGCGCATCGCATTATTGCTAACCCTAAAAAATACCCTGCCATATCACTTCAGTTTGCTAAACAAGCTATTCATGCAAATTAGATGGAAAAAGGTTAGTGATTATTGTATTGAATCGCATTCAGTTACAGTAACAAGAGCAATATCAGGTAATAAAACAAAATTTATTGTATGGCATAACTCAAAATTGGTGAAAATATATGACAATGCAGAAATCGCAAAACAGGAAGCCGTGGCACTTATCAAAAGAGAATCTGCCTGCTCTGATAGAAATATTGAAGGATTACTTGGCAGAAGGTAAAACACCTGTGATTCAAATTAGAGAAAGCACAAGATCAGATGAGCAGAACAAACGATTATGGGGTTATTTATATCCTAGTGTGGCTAACCACCTTGCAATTATGCCTGACGAGTTGCACACCTTAATGGGTTATAAATTCTTAAGAGATATTCGAGAAGTTAATAATGAATCTTTTGAATACATTAAAAGCACTACAAAACTATCTGTTTCAGAAATGGCGGAGTATCAACGCAATGTTGAAATTTGGGCTACAGAATTAGGGTGGAATGCAAATGAATAACACATTTCAAGCAGATTTAAAAAGAGGTATTAATATAGAAATTAAAGCTCTTACAATTATTCAAAAAAAATATCCTTCAGCAAGTTTAATTAATAAATTTAAAGGATATGATATTTGGATTCCTGAAATTCATAAATCTGTTGAAATTAAATACGATCCAATGAGCAACAAAACAGGTAATATTGTTGTTGAAATTGAAATGTTTAATAAACCTTCAGCTTTAATAACAACTGAAGCAGATTATTGGATATTTTATGATGACAATAATTTTGTATTAATAAAACCAATAGATATTATTAATTGTATATTTATAAACAAACTTATTTATAAAGAATTTATAGGAACAGGTGATAATGTTTCTAAAAAAGCATTTTTAATTAAAAAAGAAATTTTATTTAAATATGGTAAATTTATAAATAATGAATAAGGACGAAAAGAAACACTATGACAATCTTAATCAGCTTGGTTGTATTGTATGCAATAAGCTTGGCTTTGGCTATTCTGTTCCACATATTCATCATATTAGGCATGGCGTTGGTATGGCGCAAAAATCGCATTGGTCAAAAGCAATCCCCCTTTGTCCGCTTCATCATCAACATGGCGGTTTGGGAATTGCGTTACACGCAGGACAAAAAACCTTTGAAAAGAAATACGGCACGGAAGAAGAACTTTTAACATTAACTTTATCATTATTAGGAGATAAATCATGGTAGAATTGTTACTCGGTGTTATTATCATGGCAATAGCCATATATTTAATGAATAGGTAATTATTATGAAAAAAGTATTTTCAATAACTGAAGCTCAAAATATAACGCCAAGCGTTAATATTGGTGAGTTTTTTTTAAAATTACTTCATGCGGCAACCAATGGTCATATATTGCATTTACAGACTAAATCTTATGCAGAACATAAAGCTTTACAAAAATATTATGAAGAGTTGCCTGATGCGGTTGATGCAATCATTGAGCAATATCAAGGCGCATATCAAACAATCATTGAATACCCATCAACTTATGAACCACCTAAAGCTGACGCACTTCAAGAAGTAACCTATATTCGAGATTTCATTGTTGCTAATCGAGATGTAATTGGTCAATATACAAGCTTACAAAATGAAGTTGATAATTTAATGAGCATCGTTGAATCGACAATGTATAAACTAACATTTCTGGATTAAAAATGACAATAACAATACAATATAAAAAAATAGACGAGTTAATTCCTTATATCAATAACAGTCGCACTCATAGCCCTGAACAAGTGGCTCAAATTGCGGCAAGTATTAAAGAATTTGGCTTTACCAACCCAATTTTGTTAGATGCGCAAAATGGTATTATTGCAGGGCATGGTCGTTTACAAGCGGCTCGAATGTTAGAGATGCAAGAAGTGCCTACAATAGAGCTATCTGATTTAACTGAATTACAAAAGAAAGCTTATATCATTGCAGATAATAAACTTGCGTTAAATGCAAATTGGGATATTGAGTTGTTAGGTGTAGAGATCAGCTCACTTAAAGACGCAGGATTTGAGATTAGTAAGCTAGGCTTTGAAGTAAGCGAACTATCTGACATCTTACAAGCTTTTGAACCTGATCCAATTGAAGAGATTGATGAAGTCAATGAAAATGTAAACTTTATTATTAAATGCGACAACATCACTCAAAAAGAAGATTTAAAAGACAGAATAGGCGTTAAATCGGACAAAATTGATGCTAATTTGTTTTTTGACATATTGGCAGAGATGAATGGCTAGCCTATTAATAATAGAAACTGTCCCTCGCGCCGTAAACCCTATTGATGCTCATGTAAGAAACTCTCACACAATTGCTAAAGAGTTGCGACAACGAGGTTGGAATGTTGATCTTTTGTTTACTGAAGAATCATCAAGACTTTATCAAAAGAAATATGATCTGATTATTGTTAGCTATGCAACACCTTATCCACTTATTAAAGACATTGATAAGATTGTTGAGCAAAACAAAGATACAACATGGGGTTGGCTAACAAACGAATACAATTTAAGACCTAATGGTTGGGCTTATACACAATTTAAAGCTCATCGATCATTCGTTTTAACTAACTTTGAAATAGGATCGGTTAATTACAGTTGTTTTGATGCTGAATATAGCGTTAATCTTAACCCTTTAATGTTTAATGACTATCCTAAAACAAAGAAAACGCATAACATTATCTATTACGGCACTTACAGAGTTGATCGAGCTAATTACTTTCATAAATACTTTGATGAACAGATTTATCTTTCAACAAGCTCAAAGAATCATAAGAAATTTTTACATATTGGTTGCACGGCTAAACCTATACAAAAGTTTTCATGGCAAAAACCTGCTTTATTAAATTTTAGGTATTCTTTATACATTGAAGATTCTTTTACTCACAATCACTTTAACAACCTTGCCAATAGATATTATGAAAGCTTGGGTTGCCATTCCGTATTATTGTTTGATCATGCTTGTATTAATACTTTAGAAAAATCAGGGATTAAAAACTATGAGCCTTTTGTCATTAAATCTAAACATGATTTTGCTAAATTTAATGAAAATAATTATGAAGAGCTTTATAAAATTCAGCTAGAATGGCGAAATAATGTAGTTAATGAGCAACAAAGGACATTAGAAGGCATTGAAAAGGTTTTAAATACAGAGCTTAAAATAAATGCCTACCGCTCCACTTAACACTAAATGCAGAGAATTAGGTTGTAAAAACCCTAAAACATTAAGATCAGCATTTTGTAATGAACATGGCGGTGGTGTAACAGATAAAGATAAAGAAAATAACAAGCTTTATCAATCAGCCTTTTGGAAGAAATGGCGTATAGGACAATTAAGTAAGAATCCTTTATGCGCGGCTTGCTTACTTGAAGGCAAAGTAGTTATGGCTAATGCAATAGACCATGTATTCCCACATAGACAAGATCAAAACAAGTTTAAAAGCAATTTGTTTCAAAGCTTATGCACACCGCATCATACCTTAAAGACGCAAGAAGAGAATAAAGGACAATATTTGTATTATTCACCTAACGGCATTGTTACATATACGGATAATGATTATGGCTTCCAAGTTGCTCACAAAACAGAATTTACGCAAAATATATAAAGCGTTTATTTCACTACCACCATTCAATGAATATAGAATGCCTGCACCTCATAAGGTTAATTTTAGAGTTATAAACACCAATGATGTTCTAGGATATTTTCATTCAGAACCTAATCGCATTGAAATTGATGTAGCAAACGACACTTGGTTGAAGCTTTCTGAAACTATGTTGCATGAAATGATACATCTATGCAGGTGTTACAACGGACACGATGACTTTACAGAACATAATGCAAAGTTTAATATATTTGCCAAACGCATTTGCGACATATACAATTTCAATTTAAAGGAGTTTTAATATGGGTGGAATTTTAGGTTTAATATTACCAGCATTAGTGCCAGCATTTACAGATGGCGTTAGAGGTATTTTTGCCAAGTTTACAGGTGGCGCAGGTGGACAACCACAAAATATGCAAGAGCGCATTCAATTGATTCAAGCAGAAACAGAAAAGCTTAAAGCATTAGCAACATTAGATACACCATTAGGCGAGCCTTCAAAGTGGATTGTTGATTTAAGAGCTTGTTATCGTTATGTCATTATTACTATTATTTTAATTGCTACATTGTTTGTTGTTTATTCACCTAGCGTTCAATTAGGTATTGTTTCAGTATTTTTAGATATGACGGGGGCTTGTATGAGTTTTATTATAGGCGAGCGTATGTATTTGAGTATTAAAAAATGAATTTATCAGAACATTTTACACTCGATGAAATGACATTTAGCGAAATTGCTTTAAGAAATGGTCTTTCAAACGCACCTGATCAAATCACTGTAGGCAATTTAACGCGATTAGCTCAACTGTTAGAAAAAGTTAGAGCTTTATTAAATAGACCTATTCATATCAATTCAGCATACAGATCATTAAATGTTAATAAACTTGTAGGTGGACAACCTAACTCTCAACATTGTTTAGGTTGCGCGGCTGATATAAAGGTAGGTGGTATGACACCTGATTTAGTTATAAACGCTATTACTCATTCAGATATTAAATACGATCAAATCATTAGAGAGTATGATTCATGGGTTCATATATCTATACCTAACGCTGAAGGGTATGTAGCGCGTAAGCAAGCACTCATTATAGATAAGCAAGGCACTCGCGCATACGCATGATAGATGTAGTTATATGCAATACACTATGCGCACTAGATTACATAAGAGCAGTAATAGTGGTATTATTTATTATTTACATTATAAGAAAGGCATACTATGAATAGAACAGAGATACTTAACATGGCTAACGAGCTAATCAATAAGGATAGGGAAGCTACACACGGCAAGCCTGTAGATAGTTTCAACAACATAGCTAAACTATGGTCAGCCTATCTTGATAAGACATTGAGCATCACAGATGTATCAATGCTAATGACGCTAATGAAGATAGCTCGTGTTAAGAACAACAACTATCATAGTGATAATTTTATAGATATATGCGGCTACTCTGCAATTGCAGGTGAGTTAAGCGCGAGAGAGCAACCAAATGAATAACTTAAACTTTGACGCTAATAAGGGAAAG